GTCCGACACCCCGTAGAAACATGGTTTTCCAAAATGGTGGCCATGTTTCCGTGAGGCCTTGAACGCCTGCAGCCATCAAGTCTTGTGGAAAGTAGTCAGTGGCTGATTTTAAATCAGCTGAGAACACAAGATTTCCCCTAACTCCCAACGACCAATCGAGCTTTTCAGCCGGTCGGCCGTGGAGAGCACTAACTACCTGGGGCATCCTCTCCAGGCTCTGTAAGAGTCCAGAGTTGATGACCCCGAGAAGGTACCTAAACGGCGCTTCAAGCGGAGTTGCCACTCTACACTTAAATCCCCTCTCTACCACTGCGACCTGTCTACACTTCGGAAGTTCACTTAAGTCTAAATGTTCTCTACAAGCTAGAGCAACAAATAGCACTTCTCGTTGAACCTCCCAGTCTTCAAAAGACATTTCCGAGGTCTTGTCATAAGGGAATAGGACTTCGTCCAGACGTACCTTTGACAGTAAGCCTGTTCGCTTCCCCTCCGTACCCCCAGCTAAACGAAATGTCTCGCGACCATTCTTGCCAAAGACCGGATAGCTATCCGGTATTACATCTTTAGCAAGAGAAGTGAGTCGAGGTATATCTAGTAAGCTTATTAACCTTGACCGAAATCTGTCAGTAATCTCCTTTAGTTCTGATAGAGCACCCCCATTAGCTTTCGTTTTCTCATACGAAGATGAAGGTTTGATCCCCCCTAGACTGCCCACAAAAGCTCCACCGAAGTGGGATTTGCAGTACAGCCTAAAGGACTCTTTCAGTTCCTCAGGCGTCTCAAATTCATTCGAAGCAAGCTCCCAATGAGATTTAAGGGAATCTGAGATCACGGTACTGTCGGCTTCACGCAAAGCTCGTGACGTCCGAGATACCTGATGCAAGGCACTCCTCTTATCAATCGAACTCATATTGGGTCTGAACGGAAACTTGGGAAATCCTTTCCAACGTTTCCACTCGCCCTCCAACGCGTTAGCGCGACATAGGGTGAAGTATTCTTTCGCTGTCCGCGTCTGGGTACCAGCATCCGAAGATCGAATCGTACAGTAATTGTATAATTTGATCCCCCAACCACAAAGTAGGTCGGAATACTCCGTTTTACGTTCTCCTACTGTTAAAACGCACATAAGTGCATTTAAACCGTTTATTAAATCCGGCATTCTGGATTTAATTAGTAGTCCACCCCACCGACGACGGGAGGTCATAGCCCTCCGCGCTGAGATGCACGGCGTCGGTCTTCGAAGGCGTCCCTTCGGGAACCTATTTCCTTTTTTAATATTAGGAATCCTGGTTTGACGGGCCACGGGCGGATTAGTCCGTGACCCCAGTGGGCAGGTGAGCATATAGCCGCCTGTCCGCGTCCGA